CGTCGGGCGCGTGTCTCGCGCTTATGTCGTGAGCGGTACGCTGAACGGTGACTTCACGATCTACGAATCCGGAAACGCTCAAGAGCATATCCAGATCCTCGGGTCGCTGGGTGATCGGCAAAGTTTCAAGTGCGCGACAACAATCAGCGACAAGGATTTCGGCTTGCTCTCGGGCCTGACTGTTTCGGTCGGTAAAAAGACAGCGGCAACGGTTGATTTCACGCTGGAACTGGCCCCGATCGGTGGAATTTTCCGGCCGATCTCTGGTCTGGTTTCGGTATCGAGCGCGGGCGCTTCGACCTTCCAGGATAAGTTTGATCCGTTTGTCATTATCCCGAACAACCACGACGTGAGAATGGTCGCGGTATCGAGCGCGACTGCGACGCGCGTTTCTGCAAGGCTCGATCTTCGATTGCTCATCGACCTTGCCAAAGTAAATGGGATCTAAACATGCCAACGTCACGCTTCCAACCGTCCTTTGCTGCCGGTGTTCTCGGGCCCGGTCTTCATGGCCGGATCGATATCGCCAAGTATGATGTTGCGCTCAAGATTGGGCGGAACGTCTTTATTCACGCGCATGGCGGGGTATCAAACCGGGCTGGCCTCGAGTTCATTTGTGAGGTCATGGACAGCACAAAGGTCCATCGCTTGCTTCCGTTCACGCGGGATGATGATGAGAATTATATTCTTCTGATGGGTGATCTGGAGATGCAGATCATCGACAACGGCGCGATCGTCCAGGATGGCGGGGGCGATTACACCCCTTCGACGCCTTTCTCGTCGGCTAACCTGACTGAACTGGACTATGTGCAATCGGTCGATGTCGTCTATTTTGCGCACCACCTTCACTTTCCAAAGCGCCTTTCTCGGACCGGCGCGATCTTGTGGGCGTTTGATGACCTGCCGATCGATCCCGATCTCGCCGTTCCGACGGGTCTGACGTTGACGCCGAAGAACGCGGGCACCGAAACTTTCACTTACAAGGTCAGCCCTGTGACGGGCGGCGTCGAGGGTTTCGCTTCTGCTGAGGTGACGACAAGCCTGGGGGAGGATCTCGTCATCGATGGCGCGGAAAACGTCATCGCCTGGTCTGGATCCGCTGATGAATACAACGTGTATCGTGAGCGCAATGGCGTGTTTGGGTTCATCGGCTTCACCTCTGATCTGACGTTCACCGATGACAACATCAGCGCCGACCTGACCTATACGCCGATCGAGGCGGCTGATCTCTTTGTCGGGGCCGGGAACTATCCGGCGCGTGTCACGCTCTTTCAGCAACGGCTCATCCTGGCCAATACGATCAACCAGCCTGAAACGGTTTTCGCGTCGCGGATCGGGAACTATGTCAATTTCACACGCTCGAGGATCCTGCAGGATACTGACCGGATCGAGCTTGATCTAAGCGGTCAACAGGTCAACCGGATCAAGTCGATGCTGCAGCTTCGTGAGTTGCTGGTCTTTTCATCGGCTGGCGAGTTCTCTGTTTCCGGACCAAACGGCACATTGCTGGCAACAAACCCGATACAAACGCAATATGGATACTCCGGATCCTCGTCGGTTTCGCCTCTGGTGGTCGAAGATACGGCGATATTTGTCGATCGGACGGGCCGGTCCGTGCGAGATCTTCGATACGCTTTCGAGCAAGATGGCTACTCGGGGAACGATCTCACGATCTTCGCCAGCCATTTCTTTGAAAACCGGACGATCACAGGCTGGGCGTTTGCCAAAAACCCGTTCTCGATCGTGTGGGCGCACCTGGATAACGGCAAGCTCATGTCGCTCACGTACAAGCGCGAACATCAGGTTTGGGCCTGGTGCGAGCATGATGTCGGGGGAGAGGTCGAAAGTATCGCGGTGATCCCTGAGGGGAATGAGGACGCGGTTTATATGATCGTGAAGCGTCTGATCAATGGCGTGACGCGGCGCTATGTTGAACGGATGCATTCGCGGGATTTCTCGGTCGATGCGCCTGAGGATTGCTTCTTTGTCGATAGCGGCCTGACCTATGACGGGATCCCGACAAGCACGATCACGGGCCTGGATCACCTCGAGGGTGAGGTTGTCGTCGCCCTGGCTGATGGCGATGTGGTCACCGGCCTGACGGTCGCGGCTGGGTCTGTCACGCTGCCGCGTGAGTATTCAAAGGTGCATGTTGGGCTTGGCTACGAATCCGAAATTGAAAACCTACCTCCGGCGATCGATCTCAAAGATGTCGGATCCGCGCGCGGCCGCCCGATCAAGGCCAGCAAAATCAGCCTGCAGCTTGAAAAGACGCGGGGGATCGAGGCGTCATCATCGGATCGAAAGGGCTTTACCGCGTTCACTCAAACGGCTGTCGACCTGGCGCTTGGTATTCCGCTGTTTACCGGGATGACCAGCCTGCAGCTTTATCCGGATTGGAATAGGGATGGCACAATCGTTTTGCGCCAGCGTTATCCTCTGCCGTTCACGGTCCTCGGGATCTCTCCTGAACTGACAATTGGGCGCTCTGGCTGATGGAAGTCGTCATAAAAGATCTATCGCAGGATGACATCGATCTGATGGCTGTCGAGATCCGCGCAATCGATGCGATGGAATTCGATCTCATGTCGGGGGGGAAGTCTGTCGACACATGCCTCGAGCATTTGAACGGCAAATCGATGGCTTCCAGGGCGGCTTATGTCGACGGTGCCTTGATCTGCGTCTATGGCGTGATTTCACCCACGCTTCTATCGACAACGGGCAATCCCTGGCTTTGCGCGACCGATCAGATCAACCGGCCTGAGATCCGCAAAAGGTTCATTCAGATGACAAAGCCAGAAATGGTGCGCCTTTGCTCTGGGTTTGATAAGCTCTGGAATATCGTGGCTGAGGAAAACCGGATGGCTGTCAGGTGGCTCAAGTGGATCGGCTTCAAATTCGATGGTTCTGAATATGTTATCCAGGGCCACAAGTTCTTAAAATTTCACATGGGGGAATAAATCATGTGCTTTGATCCAGTTACAGCAATCGCGGGGATCTCGGCGGCGGTATCGTCAATGGGAACAACCCTCGGCACCATTGGCACGATCGCCTCGATCGGTGGCGGGGCAATCTCTGCGTATGCTCAAATGCAAAACTCGAAAGCTGAGGCTGCAGCGGCAACCAGGACCGCTGCGGCGCAAGACGAAGCGGCGCGCAAGTCGATCGAACAAGGCGAGCAAGAGAGCGATCGTCAACGGCGCGTCGGCGCTCAGCTACAATCTGAAAACAAAGCGGCGATGGCGGCAAATGGGGTCGATGTGACGGGGGCCCAGGCTCTCGATGTCCTCGATGACCAGCGGTTTATGGTCGAGGCTGATGCGTTCACAATTCGTGAAAATGCGCGCAGCTCGGCGGGAAACCTGTCTCAGGCAGCGGCCAACTCGCGCGCGTCGGCGTCATCGGCAAAGTCAAATGCGTTCTTTGCGCCGGTCGGCACCTTGCTTAGCACGGCGGCAAAAGTCGGGGATAAGTACAAATCGTGGGTGCCTAATGCGCAGGGAGCATACTGATGGCCGCCATTATCAAAAAGTACCAGCAAAACCAGGTCGAGCAAGCGATTGCCCCGGTCGGGATCCAGGCGACAAAAACGGGGGCTGAGGCTCTTGGCCGTGGGGTTTCAGACATCGGGTCGATGTTTGATAGCTGGCAGGATGAGATCGACACGGCTGACGCAAAGTCTGCAGATGCGGACTATTCCGAGATTATTCGGCAAGAGCTTTACGCGGATCAAACCGGGTTCATGTATTCCCAGGGCGGTGACAGTATCAACCGGCGCGGGTCTGTCTCCGAGCGACTCGAGGCTGAGCAAGAGCGGATCCTAAGCACCCTGGGGCCAGCGGCTCGGTCGCGCGCTCAATCGGCCATGCAAGCACGGCTGCAACGCGGCCTGCAGACCGTCGATCAGCACACGGCGGGGCAACGTCAGGTTTATCTCGATGGGGCGTCGCAAGCGCGGATCACGTCCTCTGTGAATGATGCGATCTTCAATCCCGATGCTATTGGTCAATCCTTGTCGATCAATCGCAATGAAATCCTTGATATGGCTGACCGCAACGGCTGGTCGCCTGAGGAAACAAAGCTGCGGCTCGATGAAAGCTCAACGGCAATTTATGGCGGCGTAGTCGATCGCCTATCAAAGGTGGATCCGGTCGCGGCCTTGGAATACCTGCGCGACAATCGTGACAAGATGATGGGGAAAGAAGTCGCGCGGCTGGAAAGCCAACTTGTGCCGATCGCTCGAGAATATGCGGGGCGCGCAAAGGGCGCGGCGGCTGCGGCTGGTGGCGGGGCGCTGCCTGAGGGGTTTGATTGGTCGAACCATATCACCGGTGGCGGTACGCGCGCCGATGCGATCTCGGGCCTTGATGATGGGTTTGAGGTTTCGCTGGCTCATCTGATTTCTGCGGCACCTCCTGAAATGTCAAAGGGCCTTTCGATCGGATCCGGCTTTCGCTCGTATGAGGTGCAAGAGCGCCTTTGGAACAATGCTCTCAAGAAATACGGATCCGCTGAGGCAGCGCGCAAATGGGTCGCGCCTCCTGGCAAGTCAAACCACAATGGCGGCGATGCGGTCGATATCAACTACCAGGGAAAATCCCTCAAGCATGCGCCTAAGGAAGTGGTCGAGTGGGTTCACAGCAATGCCGCGAAATTCGGGATCCATTTCCCGCTTTCACATGAACCTTGGCATGCGGAACGGCTGGGCACCCGAGGAACAACGGCATGGACCCCGCCAAGCGGCGGCATTGAAAGCCTGCTCTCGATCACTGACCCTGATGAGCGCGCGGCTGCCGTGAGCGAATACAACCTGCTGACCGGCGTAAGGAAGGCGCAAACCGAGGCGGTGCGGCAAGGGGCTGAGGATGCGGCGTTCAAGATGATCGAGAGCGGTGGCAACATCAACGATCTGCCGATGGAATACCGCCAGGGTATCGGGCGTGAGGCGATGTCGAGCCTGCGGTCGTATCAGGAAAAGCTGGCCAGCGGAACGACGGTTCTCACGGATGATGAGTTCTATGTCGAGCTTGCTGACCGGATGGCGCAAAAGCCTGAGGAATTCATGCAGTCGGATCCGATGGTCTGGCGCGATAAACTGGATGACAAGGATTTCGAGTTCTTTGTCAAACAGCGGTCGGATCTGATTGCCGGGCGGCGCAAGGCTGGGGCTGATGCGCCATCGATCACAACGCTCCGGACCGCGGCATCTACGGCGCTGAAATCGGCTGGCCTCGATGGGGATGATGATCTCAAGTCAGGGTTTGAAAGCCAACTGCTGCGCTGGTCGAGCGAGTTCACTTCTGAGCAAGGTCGTGCGCCGAATCCGCTCGAGGTAAACGATCGCGTCAATCAGATGCTTGTCCCTGTGGTCCTGGATCCGAAGGGGTTTGGCAACAAGCAGAAAGGTAAGTCCTTCCAGATCGATTATGACGGTGCGCCGCTCGATACGACTGACGATCTCAGGCCAGAAGATATCAGGGATGGCGCTCTCAAGATCGGGGGAGAGAAGATTTCAAACGAGATTATCGAGGCGTTTGCTACTCAATTTGCTGATCGCTTTGGTCGTGCCCCAACGGTACAAGAGCTTGTGGATGGCATTATCGCAACGGGGGCTTATCAATGAACGAAATAATCAAAACGCCGCTTTTCTCAAAGCATTTTGACGATATCGAGCGTAGGAACGCGGCGCAACGCAGCACCCAACTTGTGCTGGGAACGGGAACGCCTGATGCGGCGGCTGAGGCGCTGAGCCTGGGCGCTGAGCTGAAAGTCCCTCCTGCGGCGGTCCAAGGTGCCCCTGAGGTTTTCCGTTCACAGGCGGCGCAAAAGCGATCGACAACTGCACTGCAATCCGCGCCAAAGCTGCAAGAGTGGCTTGGGGATCCGCTGAATGGATCTCTTGCCAAGGATGACCTCGATAATCTGTCCTGGTTTGAAAAATCCGTTTCCGGTCTGGCGTCGGCCTATACCGAGATTGGCGAAGCTGCCGGGGATACTCAGGCGGCGCGCGGGATCAAGACGGGGGTTCTCGGCGCAAAGCAGATGGGCACCGCCCTGACCGCCCTGCCGGCGCAAGGTAACGCCGCGCAAAACCGTCGCCTGCTGGATCTCTACGGCAAGGTGCAAGAGCTTGATGCCGGGATGACGCCTGAGCAAATGGCTGAGGTTTTGAATATCGCGCCTACGTCGGTCGAGGCGTCTTTCGCTCACGGCTTCCTTACGTCGACGCCAGAAGATCGTGCAAAGTTCATCAGCTCTGCGACAAAGGTGCTGACCTCTGACGAGAAAACGATCTCAGCGGTTACAGATGCGGTCAAATCCTATTCTGCCGAAATGCAAAAGGTCCAGGGTCGGACCCCGAATTTTACCGACATCGATGACGTGCAAGCGTTTGGAGATTGGTTTGCGTTCACGACGGGGCAATCCCTGCCCTATCTGGCGATCACGGCTCTGGCCGGCGTCGTCGGCGGTCCTGCGGGTGTTGCCGCGTCTGGCTACGCAATGGGCGTTGGCGACATCAACTCTGAAATGCTCGAGCAAGGGATCACAGATCAGCCGAATTCTGCGATCGTCGGGGGCGTGCCCTATGCGGCGCTCGAATTCCTCGGGCCTGCAGCTAAGCCTTTCCGTGGTGTCAGTTCCGATGTCCTGCAAGATGTCGCTGCCGGGTTCTTCAAACGCCTGGGGCGCGAAGTTCCTCAGGCTGTGGTCGAGGAATTCATCAACGAAGCTGGGCAGGAAATCATCAAGGATTACGCTGTCGCCTCGGGTGGTGGCGCTGATGTCGTTCTGAACAATGAAACGCTCACACGC